CCCCTGGCCACCCCTCGATCTACTCATCTGGAGGGCTCCAAATCGTAGCTCGCTTTCCGCCTGGAATTCGACTTCGCTTTTTGGTGCATCCGAGCATTTGCAGAATGCCCCCCGCTCTCGCCGTATCGGCGCCGGTGATCCGGTCGAGAGGCTTTTCGATAGCATCGGTCAAGACCTCGGTGATGTGGAACAAACGAGCGCTATCAAATTCCTTCTTGCGCATCGACACAAACTCTTCAATCTTCACTTGCCAAGCGTCTTGACGCTTAAAGGGCTCGCTCTTCTCTTCTCGCACCCTCTCAAGGCGCTTGTCTAAATACCACTTCTCGCCGCCCTTGTACCACATGACAGCCTCTGCCCATAGCTGATCCCTGTCGGCCTTCAGGCTCTCGAGGTCGATGTCTCCCACCTTGACCAGCCAGAAGCGCCGAGAGCCCGTCTTGTCGGCGAGAAACTCGGCCTCGTTTGTCGTGCCAACGAAGACGCACTGCCGCGGCCTCTCAACCACCATCATTTTTCCAGTAGGCCGGAAGGTGTCCGAGGAACTGGACACGAAGGCCTTGATCGCCTGCTGATCTGCCCTGCGGAAGCTGTCAAGCTCGGCGATCTCGAACACCCACGCCCCTGCTAAGACCTGGTATTTGTCCTTCGTTCGAAGGTCGATGTCGCTATCCGAAAACCAGTCTTGGCCCGCTAAGACCTTAAAGGCCGTGGATTTAAAGGCGCCTTGCGGGCCAATAAGAATCAGCATTGTGTCCACCTTGCACCCTGGGTCATAGGCTCGAGCGACACACGACACGAGAAACTTTCGCCCCATTGCCTCGAGTAGCTCCTCGGCAACGTCTTGATCCTCTCCGCCTTCGTTGTCGATGTGCCCGCCGAGGTACTCGCGAAGCCACCCGTTTAGCCTCGGCTCGCCGTCCCATGTCAGGCCGTCGAGATAGTCTCTGACGACGTGCTTTCTGTTCTCATAGGCCACCATGTCGACACACTCTCTAAGCCTCGAGCGTGGTGTGTTTATGATGCCATAGAAGGTTTCGATCCAAAGCCCCAACTCAGTCAGCACGATGTCGTCAAGGCGCTTCTCATCGATGCAGGCTCTATCTCTGAAAGTGTCCCACCATAAGCGGCCCTTCAATCGCGTATCGTTACGCATTACCGTTACAATATTCGCGGCGTTATTGTGCGGCCTTATCGTTCCAAGCTCAAGCATGTCCCACACTGCCGGCTCGCACCCTGAGCGCGGCCGCGCTCTCTTCTTCATCTTGCCCTTTGGCTCGCTTTGCGGTGCCTTGTTGCCCTTTGCTATTCGCTTTGGTGGGTTGCTTGCGAGCACTCGGTGGACTGTGCGCAAGATATACCGCTCGCCTCGGCTGCTCTTCTTGCCCTCTTTGCGCTCGTCGAGCGTGATCTTGTGTGCCAAAGCCGAGGCCAATTCGGCTTCGTCGGTGACGTTGTGCCAGACCAATTCTCGAAGAAGGCTCCAATCATAGCCGGCGATCGTCGTGTCAAGCGGTTGCCCGTCGGGGCCTGCGTGGGGCTTGCCCTCGTTTCGGAGCAGGCCTTTTAGGCGCTCATCACCGAATAGAAGCTCTTGCAACTCCACCGAGAGCGCCGCTTCGTACTTGATCGGCGTGTGATAGTCCTCGGTTTTGATCCGCTCTCTGGGCTCTGGCAAATTTTGCACAAGCCCCCCGAGTGCATAGGCCACCGCCGAATCCAAGTATTCAAGCTCGACGGCTTTTGGCTCTGGCTTCTTGGCGTTGTAGGTGCCCGGTAGTCTCAAGACACGCGCCGGATCTGTCGAGGCCATATCGGCGCCGAGGTATCCGGCGATCTGCCTGCAAGCCTTAGAGAGCGCCTCGGGCTCGTGCTCGGCATCCAGTAACCAGTAACCGTGCAAACCGTTTCCTGATCGCACTAAGGCGCTTGGCTTGTGGAAGCCCTCAAGACGCTCTCTCGCCTCTTCTTCTCCGCCTTTGTAGTCTTTGAAGTCAACGTCCACCCACACAACGCGAGCCGGCACCGTGTCGGCCGCTGTACTGCCGCCAAGCCGCTTTCGCGGTAGCACACCGGCAAAGACGCCGAGGCGCTGCCGCATCGCCCACTCTGCGATAGGCTCAAGCTTTCGGGTTAGCTCTTCGGGCGTGTACCAGTATTGGAGAGGTGTTTTTTTCTCGCCTCCATCCGAAAAGCACCGAAGCTCGATTAGCGCGTCTGAGTTGCCCCAAATCGCCTGTATAAACTCTGCCACCGCCGGCGCACTCATCGACGCACCCAAAGCTCTTGGCCCTTCTTGAAGCGTTGTTTCGCTGCCACCTTCTCTTTAAGCGGTAGGGTGTGCCACTCGAGGCACCACGACACCCACCCATTGATCACCTCGGGGCGAGCCTCGAACATGAATAGCAGCCTCTCGCGCAAGTAGGGATAGACGTCTTTCGTGTGCCCGGTGTTTAGCTCAAGACGAAGGCACTTGAATAACTGCTCGACGGTTGGCAAATCGTCGGCTTTTTTTAGGTGCTTTGTCGTCCATTCGATGACGGTCTTTCTGTCTTCCGGGTGAAAGTGCGCTAAGAAATTGGTCTTTCTCGGATCGATCTCGATTCTGTCTTGTGGCATGTTTAGTCCTCTTTGTTTAGAAAAGCTTGATTTGTCCCGCGGCCTCGAGCGCCTTGCGTTGCTCGCCCTCTTTGCGCCCCTGTCCGGCCACCTCGAGCGCTCTTTCGCCGTGTGTTTCCCAGTAGGCGATCCGCGCCGTCGCTATGCTGACAAAAGGCTCTTCGGCGGTGTCGTTCATCTCGGCGCCGAGGAAGTCGCGACCCTCGAGCACCGCGGCGATCCCTGTAGTGCCTGAGCCTGTGAAGGGGTCGAGCACCGTGCCGCCCTCGGGAGTCACGAGGCGAACGAGCCACCGCATTAGCTCGATCGGCTTGACTGTCGGGTGACTATTCCGAACGCTTTCCGCGGTGCGACCGGCGCCGGCTCTCGGATTGTTGAGCCCTGCCGAGCCCTCTTTGCGCTCCACCGCTGCCGCGCCACTCCGGCCCGGTAGCTCCTCGCACCCTGCCTCTCGCTCTGAGCGCGAAGCCTTGGGGCATTGGTAGATGTTGGCGGGCCATCTGCCGAGGTCGTGAACTGGCATTTCTATTTTGTTTTTGGCGTCATCAGCAAACGACCCATAAGCCGTGCGCTCTCCATTTATAACTCTTTCGGCACCATCCCAACGATCACCCGGGCCAGGCCAAGCCGGATCCCCGTAGGCATAGCGGCAGCCGTCAATGTTCAGACCACCAACGCCCCACCGCAGCACGTTCTCCGCCACCGTGCCCTCGAGCGGCTTGCGTGCCAGGATGGCAGGCTCTTGGCTTGGCTTCAGCGCCGTGCCCCACCCGGCCCATTTTTTCGCGTCGTTGCTCTTTGGCTTGTAAGGCCCGACAGGGTTGCTCGTTAGCCTGTGCTCTTGCTCGGTGTCGCATGCCTGAAAACTCGACGCCGTGGGAATTGCGCGGCCTCTGTTGGGGTGCCCTTCGCCCTTGTCGATAGAAAGGGCGAGATTTTTGCTCTTCGGGAAGCCTTGATATTGGATCCAGGCGATTTGGTCTCGAATCTGAAAACCTGCGTCTTCAACGCTCACGGTCAAGCGGTGGATCGTGCGCGTCGATGCAAAGGCGATCAAATGGCCGCCGGGTTTGAGCACCCGAAGACAAGCTCGAGCCCACGACACACCCGGCACCGCCGAATCCCACGCGCGGCCCATAAAGCCACCGCGGCCCCGCTTCTCTTTCAAATCGTCCCACGTTCGCGCCTTGCCGTCGGGGCTCAATCCATACGGAGGATCGGTCACAATGGCGTCGACGCTGTTCTCTGGTAGGCTCGCGAGGTACTCGAGACAGTCTCCGTGATAAATGCTCCAAGTCATCGCCCTAACTCCTTCAGTCCGAAAAGCGCCATGCACCCCGCATCGGCGAGGCCGTCAAACGGCTTCTTGCGTCGGCCCGGTGTAAGGTCGAGATCGGGGAGCATGTGAAAACACGCAAGCATTGCTCGCTTTTTCGTGTCGCCCGGTAGGTCGCGACAAATCTCCTTTTGCCATGTCCTCGGGTGCACGATCTTTGTCGGTATGCCTGCGAGGATGCCCCGCCATAGCCCAAACCCGAGGCCCGTTTGAAAGGTGCTCGAAACGCCTTGGCCCGGCATAGCTTGTTGTTTCTCGAGGATAGCGAGCGCGATACCGCGCCGTCCGTGCAAGTCGTCGATCGCCCTTTGCATTAGGCCCTCGGCGTACTCGCGGCGACTCTTGCCCGCGGCGACGGTGAAGGCGTCTTTGGTGATCCAGGTGTCCACCGGCCGGCGCTGCATGTCGAGAGCGACCACCGCGCCCGATTTGCCGGGATCGATGCCGATCACTACTGGGCCAACGCTCATTTCTCCTCCTTTAGTGGAGACGCCCAGACATGCAAAGCCACGGCCCTTTCCACTCCCACAAGGTCGAAAGCCTCAAGGATTGCCACAAGCGCCGCGTGGGCCGGCCTTTGCTTGCCGCCCTCATAGGTGCTTAGACTGGCTTGTGAAACCGCGCCGGCGGTACGCTCGACGAGATCCTGCTGTGTCCAATTGCGCTTTTTCCTCTCCTGTCGGAGATATTCGCCGAAGGTCATGGGAAGCCCCTTTTATTAGCTCGACCGATACCGCGCCTGGCTTGTCGCGTCAAGCCCTCTTTTTTTTGTTGCCCTTATTTGCTCATCCGATATAAGCTCGACACGTCAACGGAGAACAAATGGAAAAAACGATCGTTTTCGGGATCGACTTGTCAGGCGCGAATCCGGCGCTTTTCGCCGCACTCGCAAAGGCCCAAGGATCGATGTCCACCGCAAAAAAGGGCTCTGTAAACCCCCATTTTCGGAATAGATACGCCGACTTAGCAAGCGTGCTTCAAGCTATCTTGCCGCCAATGAATGCAAACGGCCTTGCCT